ATCGAAACTAACAGAAACACTGAATGCCGGATTGGCCGCCGAGAGAAATACAGGACGTATAAATTCTGGAAGATGATATAGTCCAGGTTCTTCATAATCTAAAAATGCACCAAGACAAGAAGAAACAATGTTATTTCCAGCAGACACACCAGTACGCGGCTGATTATCAGTGTCACCTTGAAAAAGGTAGACATTTCCATCTAGCGCACCAAAATAGAAATTTCCTTCCCACACATCTCCTGTGAATATTGGCACAGACTGAAATACAGACCAGCCCTGGTTATTTAGAGACTGAACAAATTGAGTAGCTGGAAATCCTGTTTGCGTGGGACTAGTAACAAATAACGCATCCTGAGAAGGATAAAGTTTTACTTCCCACCCATTTTGTAGGAAACTCGTAAGCATTGCCGAGCGTATTGCCGGCGAAATCTTACGACTTACCTCAATATTTTCAATCTGCGTCTGATTACCTTGGACGATTTTATTAAGAGGTTGCAAGCCTGCAATAGAGAGAATGTAAAGGTCTCCGCCGATATTTCCAGCGAGTCGTCGCCCGACTGGCACAGTTCCAATATACCAAGAACCCACGATACTGAAATTAGCAGCGTCGGAAGGATCATCTCCACCATATATAAGAATTTCACCGGAGCTCGATATAGCTACTAAGTAAGATTGCGGGCCTGTGCTGCCCTGAATAGTCCATAAATAGAGTGCTTGAAGCGTGCCGCCATGCTTGAATTTGTTTCCGAAGTTGAATTGAGTCGCAGCGCCGATTATCGCACCTGTCGGTAGATACCAAGCTGAGCTTGTTCCTTTCTGAATGAACCATAGCCTCTCCTTATACGACATTACAAAACAGAATGTAGCTGGATCAACTCCCGTAACCTGAGCAGCGGTTACCGCAGCCCAAGTATCTGTTGCCTCTGTGTAAAGATGGTAGCCTTTATCTTCATCACAATACGTAGAAAAGAATCCTGCGATAGTTGTGACTGCTTGCCATATTCCCATCCCAGAATTTGTAGTCGCTCCGCCAGCAAATGCAAATGCGATCGCAGGGGTGGCCACTGATGCAGAAACATTGTAAATGCCATCTGTACCCATTGCAAATAGTCGATCTTTAAGTAGTACAGAGCCCGTATACGGAAGTATTGTTTTGACTCCGCCTGGGCCGACAGTTGTCGCCCACTGCTTATATCCCTGGCGAACTTTCGTTCCATAGCGAAACGAAAGCATATTGTACATAAAAATCGCGTCTTTTGGATCCATTGCCGCCAGATCGTCAACTTGGTTGACGCTGGTCGGGGGTAAGACAGGAACTGGACGAGTAAGTTGCTGCGCAGGAGTTGCGAAAGATCCAGGCTTTTTGCTCGGTACGGGTGATGACCAAGGCATTACGGAAGTCCGTAATTAGTCTCGGGAACATTACGATCATCTAAATACGGGAATCCACGACTCCGTGCTGCAGAAAGTACGGGGGCGGACTTATCCTGCCCACCGAAAGACATAATCACATTATTGAATTGCTCGCTGGCAGCAGAAGTATCAAAACCTTTTGCCTCTTTAAATCGCAGTTTGAGAAGTTTCTGAATAAGCAGAGGATCAAACATCAAAATATCGTCTGGTGCTGTCGGAGCATCCTTAGCGAGAGTCGTTGGAGCCCCAGTAGCACATACCCAATATCTGGAGATATACTCAAATGTGATAACTTGCCCCACTGGCGGAGGTTGTGGCAAGATAACAAATTGCCCATCTTTTTCGCGAAAAGAAATGTAAATCGTACTGGAGGCCAAATTCGTTGCGAGCAAATACGTGTAGTCCTGCGCAGTCAATGGCCCACCCAACGGCAGACGATTACTTGGATTCCAATCTGTCTGATCAATATGTCGTTGATAATCAGCGGGCAGGTTATAAAATCCTGTGTCGCCAAAAACAACTGTGAGAGAATACGAAATAATCATGCGCTGCCACTCGCGCATCGTCAGCAATTCGCGTCCACACGAATTTAAAAGCCCAGCCATCTGCGTAATGGCTGGGTCGACTCCAGATGCTGCGTAGGGATTCGTAGGGGCAATCAGGCCGCACTCCAATGCGGCCTGACTGATGCACTGCGCTGCTGTTTCGTAGCGAGCCATTAAACTGCTGAGGCCTCTTCACCAAAGGCTTCGCGGAGCTTTGCCTTAGGTATGAGTTTCATCAATTGCTTGACTTGCTCAGACAGCTCAGCAAAACTCTGCGAAAGCGTCGCCAACTCTGCATCCTTAGCCTCCACCAATGCTCTCATTTCTAGCATAGGTTGCTGTTCCTTGGTCTGAGCCAGATAATCCTTGGCCCGCTGCTTCAACCCTTGGAACCCATGAATTGAAATGCCATTGCCGTCAGACATCTCGGCGAGCTGCTCCACCGTCTTTACGTTAAAGTACTCGAATTCCTTGGCTTGCCCAAGTTTAATGCCGCCCCAAAGTTTCAGCGGCAAACCGACAACGGTTTGTTCCTCGCCTTGCTTGAATTGAGCGTATTGACGAGCAAAGCGCGCCTTATCCTGCGCCCATACTGGACGATGGACAATGCTCGTCTTGTCTCCGGGGACAATGATTGTGATGTACTCGCGATCGTCGTACACCGGATGACCTGCTTCCAGGGACTTGACCTCGTTCGGATGTGGAAATGTCTCGAACTTGATCATAAGGCGGTCGTCTGCACTCCGACCCTCCATCGCCCTTTGCGTCATGGAGAAGTCTGCCTCTTGTAAACTCATCTTCTTTTCCTCAGCTTGGTGTCAGCATTGTTGACGCCAAAGCGGGCGTCGTCGCTAATCCCAACAATGGGATAGAAACGTCCTGGCTTACAGCCAGAGCAGCCAGCACAGCACCTAAAGCTGTGATATCTGCGGTAACACATCCACCGCCAACTTGTGCAGCGATTGCCGCAGCATTCGCTGTGCATTGTGTCGCTAATGCGGAAAGTTTCATTTGTGCCACCGAAATCTCCTAGTTAACTGCGAAATTTCCAGCAGCCGTGATTGGATTTCCATTAGTGAAAGTCGCTGCGTCTGCACTTTCAATAACGATCTGCCCCAAGGCAGAGACTCTAATTCCCTCAACAAAGGTATCGGTCGCTAGCTGCGTCGCAATTATCGCAAAAGCTGCGCCAGACGCATTTTGAGCAATACCTTTGGTGAAAGAAGCGGGTGTTCCCGGCGCATTTGTGTCAAACGCAAGATTCGCCCCTATAAATCCAAACCCTTGATTTATCGAAGTTGCCGCCGTACCGGCACCGATGGTCGCTGCCACACGACCACCGGCGCCGAACACCATCCCTGGAACCAACATCTTAGGTGATTGCTCCCTGGGCAAACATGCGATTCATCTCCAACACATTGTAGAAGATTGCCGCATTGTTGTACGTCGCAGTCACGTTACCGGAGACCTGCGCACTATTGACAACAGAGACCTGGATGATTCTACTCACCTGATCTACTGCGGTACAGATTGCTGCTGCTCCTACACCCGTTCCAGAAACATACACGCCAGGGAAGAATCCCGCAATACTGGCCAACTGAATTTGAGTGTCGCCAATGGCACCCAATCCAGTCTGCGCCGCCACGACTGTCTGAGTTGCAGGGGTAATGACGCGAGCATTCACCACCTGCAAACTCGCCACAAGCGCAGTCAACTGTCCAGTCGCGTTATGCCCCGCTGTAGTATCAGCCGCGACAGTTGCAGTTCCATTTACCGGGCTTCTCCCAGACATTTGGAACCAGGCATACTGTCCAGCAGATGCTGCAACGGTTGCCCCTGCAACTCCTCCCACATTTCCCTGAAGCACATATAGCGAACGCCCAGAAAGAGCGGTAGCTAGTGCCTCCACAAAGTTGTAGGTGAAGATCTTGTTCGCAGCATCCCACACTGGCAAACATGAGCAAAGTCCGTAGGGGCGAATATTCGCTCCTACACGCCCGAAGACAAACTCGCCCGGACCCCATACTGGGTCTTCAGCCACAGCAATGAAGCCAGGGCTCCAGAATGGATTCGGGGGAGTAGTCGCCGGGACTGGCTGTACGGCTTCAATCGGATTGTACCCCGCTTGGCCGTCGTCAAAACGATAAGTCATTTTGGCATACTCCTTAGTTGTTATCCCAGCGGCCCTGGAACTGTGCGCCGGAGGTAGTGAGGTTTCCGGCCCAGGCCAGAATTTGAACCTCTGCGTCCTGATTTAGCGCATAGCGCTTATTCGGAGCAAGAGGGACCATGTTGCGATCAGCGTGCGGACGCCAGAAAAGATAGTTGGTGTTCAAGAAGAACGCCGTTCCACCCGGGCAGAAACCGCCGATTCCGCCATCCAGGACCACGTCTGCATCCATGAACGCCACTGAGGGAAAACCAAGGTTTCCTTTGGTGGGGCTCGTGAATCGTTGAATCGCCTGTAACGACTGCATGTAGATGGCCCAAGTGACCGAGTCTACGATAATCAAGTCGGGGCGGTCCATTCCCCGAACCTGCTTCGCCCACTGCGTGTTCCAGGACTGCTGGATGGTCGCGGCCGTGATGCCCGCTGTATCCGTGACCTGGTTACGCCAGAAGGTCCACACCGCGCGATCAATGCCGCCATACGTCCCCGTGACCGGGGATAGCGGAACTGCCGCGCCAAGGCCAGTGATTTCCTTGCCACCCGAGCCCGTACCGTCAGCGTAGACGCCGCCAGCCAGGAGGTTGTACATGGAAGCTTCACCAACGGCCAGGCGGCCATCCATCAAATCAATCATCTGTTCCTTGCCCGAATTCTGCAACATTTCCAGGCCGGAAATAATGATCGGGGCAGCAGCCTGCTTGATGGCATATTGCGCAGCGGACAGGACATCCTGCGCAGCGACCGGGAGAAGATCGTAACCAGAATAGTACCCGGTGTTACCGTTCTGGGCAAAGGAGAGTTCTTGGAAAATTACCGAGCCGCCGGAGAAGGTCTTGATGTTCCCCTTTTCCTTAAGGCGACTGAGCAACGCATTGTTCTTTGTGACGTTATCAGCGATCTCTTTAGTTCGAGATTCGATGGTCGTCGCCACAATGTCGCTGACATTTGGGAAGGCCAATGTATAGTCCTCATGGTTAATTAGAAGGTTCTACGCTTCCGGCATGAGGACCGCATCCGCTCGGGCGGGGAGGGGCGCTTGCTTTTCAGCTTGCGGACGTCACTGTAACACGTCCGCAAGCTGATTTGCAAGGGCTATTTACACTCACCATTAGTAATCATACCATGCCAGTGTCCACTAGCACTAGCATCTAATGATGGAGTAACTGATATAGCCCCAAAATCTGATCTACTAACGAAATTCCAAGCCATTTCGGGCTTGCACGGAACAATTGACGTATTATCTGGATTATTAGCAGTAAATAAACGATTTTGCTCTCTTCTTGATAGAACTATATTCTTACATGAAAGCAACACCACAGAACAGTGTGGACACCAGAAAATAAATATATTATCTGATATCCACCGTGGTTTTAACTCTAGAAGTTTAATTTTCGTTCCAAGCAGCCTCTAATTGCTCGCGACGACTCAGATTTCCCCCTGTCGACGGGCCACCGGGAGCCCCTCTAACGCTAGATGCCGCCCTACGTGCGCGCGCGACCGTATTAGCAGGCTTCGCAGTCGGTTGAGCTACCAATTTACCAATTTCTGGATGGATTTGACAAGCTTTCGCGTAGGCCTCTTGGATTGTCATTACCTTTCCGTGTTTTGCTGATATCTCCATAATATCAGCCATGTCCATTTTGACATCTTCATAATACTGCTCACTAGCGACTTTATTGATTTCAGTTGTTGCTTCCTCAGTCAAACGTTGATGCTTTTGCCCATCAGCGGCTGTGAGGCGCTCTGCTAAGGCAAAAAGAGGTTGAAGTCTAGGATCCAAAGGTTGTGGGGCCGGATTTCCACCAATATGGGTCAATTTCCCGCCGCCTTTCTGCAGGGCTTCGGTCAACATTTTGTCTAATGCTGGAAGATCCACTCCATATCGTTGGACCATTTCGGTAATCACTGCGCATTTCTGCTCCTGAGTACCGATAATCAAAGCAGTCGCCGTTTGCATCACATTTGTGATGGCTTCACGGGGAGTAGAATTCATACTTCGGATGATATTCTCAAAGGGCATGATAACCTGATGATACTCTTCCGCAACCTGTCTAATCCGACCTGCCTGAGACATTCCCTGTTGAATTTCTGCCTCTCTTTTCGCAATTACTGAGCGAACCTCTGCTGGAGTCTTGGCCCAGAGAGCATCTCGCGTAGCGCCCCATGCCTGCGGAGCTTTGTCCAGCGATTTCTTCGCTGGATCAACCTCTGTGGCAACCGCCTCTTGTTTTGGTATATCTGCGGGCTTACCGCGCTCACTAAGAGGGACACCCTTGGTTCGCGCCTTTTCCAGAGTCTTCTCCGCCGCTTTTTGCTCAATTTGGGCGGGATCCTGATCAATGGGAACAGGCTCTGTGCGATCTTGCGCCTTATCTGACTCTGGTGGAGACGACTCTTCATGTACTGGAGGAGTGTAAGTTTCGCCTTTGGCATCAGCTTCGGCGCTATCAAAGGCTTCCTCCAGCGCTGTGCGCCGATCAAGTACTTCTAATGCCATCATCTTCTCCTGGTGTGTTGTTCAACTGCATTCTTAATATGCTCTACTCTTCTTTGGCGATCAAATCTTGAGTCGCCTGAGTACATACTGTCTCTGATTTTTGCTTTGGCTTTCCACTCTTGTTTGTAATCTTCGGTAAAGGTGACGTTATTCCTAAGATTGTGCTCACGAAGAGCTCGTCTTCCGGTAATAATAGTTCCATCAACGATCGATTTGAAGGGCTGTATGTCTGCGCAGACAAGTACTCCATAATTTCGCGAGCCAATTGACTCACTTACCAGCTCCATTTCCTTTGTCTTGGGATTGTACCTGTACCTTCGCCGCATGTTTCGTAACCTCTTTAGATGTTTCTGCTTCGTGAGTTGTGAGCGCCGCTTGTGTCTGCGCAGAATGAGTTTCCTGAGCCGCGCCGAGAACCGCTGCATGAGTGTCTGCCGCAGCGTCTATGTGAGCCTTCTCGACATGAGCAATCATGTCAATTGCTGATGCACTGGCGTCGGCTTTCTGTTGTGCCGTCAACTTAGCAAGATTAACGACAAGCTGCGCCTTGAGAAGCTCCATTTCATTCTGGAATTTGAGTTCCTCAAGTTGCATCTGCTGTTGATTCTTCGCAACGTAGGCTTTGTGATCTTCCTGAGCTCGTGCAAGCTCCATTGCCTGCTTTTCTTGTTGATTTTGCTGGTCAATCTTGCCTTGAGCCTGCATAATCTGTATCTTAACCTGACTTTCAGCTTGTATGGCCTGCAATTTCGGATCTGGCTTCGGCTGCTCTGGCTGTTGTGCCTCCAGCGTCGCTGCTTTGATGGCCTGGTCCATCACACCTTGAATTTCTTGCGCTCCCTTGAAACCAGCAAGGCCCCAACGCAGAAGTTGGAGTAGAAGTGGGAGTGCCTTCTTGTTCATTTCTATCAAAGGCTGCGCCGACTGCATAAATTGACTGATTGCGCCGAGGAACTCGCTACGATCGGCCTTCATTTGCTGGTAGTCGGCCATGGCCATACTTTCTGGCTGCACACGGACGCGAAACATCACAGAATCGTCGCGCTGCATGAAGGCGATAGCACCTTGAGCGTCTTTGCCGTCCACAGTCATCATAATATTTGACTGCTTCATAATGCTTTCGGGCTGGAAGTGCTTGCAGATAATTTCTGCCTTCAAATTTTGCAGAGTGGCAACCCACATGGCAAATTCGTTCTGCAATTTCTGCATACGAACCGAGGCATACTTGACGACCGCCTTGGTTTCCTCTGCACTCGTGTACTGCTGCTGGCTCGTACCACGGATGATATCCGCCATACCAGTTAAATCGTAGAGTTGTTGGACTTTCTTGTCCTGTTGGATCTGCAATTGTGAGATAGTCGCAACTACAGACTCAAGTGGAAGCCATTGGATGGTTCCCTCTAGCCCCTTTTTCTCGGCAAACATAGCCCAATTGTCAACCGGAATGAGTTGGTTCTCCACTCCTTCCGAAAAAAGACGCTTAATTTCGTCGTTAGATTTATCGTATACTCCGACCAACTTGCAGGCGTCGGTAAGCCGCGAAATTCTTCGCTGTAGGACGTCCACCGCTGAGTATAGATCTTGAGCAATCGCATAATCTGCCTTGGGGACATACTTAGATGTCGTTGTGTTTGCAATGAGGGGTGGAGCATCTGGCCAAAATTGATCTAACTCTAGTGGGTCGTCCTTGCAATCCAAAATTTGGTCAAAATTCTCTACAAACCAATAGACTTTCCTGTCTTCAAGGTTCCAAATTTCCCAAACCTCCGCTTGCGGAACAATTTGTCTGACATCTTGTCCCCTGCCGTCCTTACCGAACGGCCCTTTACTCGTGAGAGGTATCTTATCAATGTCCAGGCCAGGTTCTGAGTCTGGGCTATCCTCCGGTGGCTCCTGCCCCTCTTCCTGCTCTGGCGGGCCAAAGCGTTTTTTGAGTTCTGCCTTGCACATATATGAGCGAAATGCTTTCCAGCGAATCTCCCCATGCGTACGCGCGGGCGAGTATTTGTAGTCTTTCCAGTGAGTGTAAAGAATATCCACCCACTCATTTTCAATAAAGGACTCCATCTCTTGCGGCGTAGCTGCATAAAGCTCACGGCCGTCAGGGTGCATGATGGCTGGACTTCCAGTTCCCGCCTTGGGGCGCGTGCTTTCCACGAAATCGTACTTTACTCTTCCGCATCCGAGCCCCGGTAGGAGGCGGTCCTCCATTCCCTGCTCAAATACATCCGTCATCGCTTTGCCAGGGTCTTGAATATCCTGGTTCAACATTCGCTCAAGCATCTCTGCCGCGACGCGAGCAGTATTGTCATCTGCATCGGCAAAGGTACGATCAACTTCCGCCTTGGGAAGGTTACCGTAAATGAGTGACTTCATTGTAATGATGTTGGCGTAAAAGAGGTTGAGTTGTTCGTCAGTGACGCGATCATCCTTGACGCCTTCCTCACCTAGGAAAATCTTGAGTATCCTATCTCCGGCCTTATGTATCTTGTCAAAGGTTGGCTTTGCGGCCGCAAACTCATCCGCCCATCGCTTGGCCCATCCCGTGGGGGTATCCTCATATGTCTGCTGTTTCTTTGCCATTTAAACTCTATTCCTTCTGTAACTCGAGCGGGCTCTGTCCAAGTATAAGTCCTCAAGACAAATCTTGGGGGCATCTACGACTTGTCTCACTTCCTGCGGTAGTAGGATTTTCTTGGGTTTAAAGTCTCTAATTCCGAGAGAAAAGTAGCGGAAGCCATCTGAGCCGTGGGACGACCAGTCGTGGGCTGGATCATCTGCAAAGCTTTTGGTGACGTCATCCCATCGCCGCTTATAGGCTCTGAGCGCCTCAACGCCAGCCTCTGTTTTGACACTAAAGTAGCAATCGCGCAGGACCGAGCGTACCGCGTCAATACCATGCTGGACTGCAAGTCGCGGAGACAGCCGCAAAAGCGGGGTTCCGGGGTCCCATCGAACAAAGCGCCCGTTGGAATCGTGGTCCATGAGCTGTTCAATAGTTGACCGCTTAGTCGACAGAGTAAGGGCTTTAGCGTCGTGTGGGACGTTCCATGCTCCATACTTGTACGGCTTTTTCGAGACGATGTCAACATAGAAATCTAAGTCCTTTCCGTTGAATTCTTCGTAGTCGATGAGGGCATACCCTCCCGGGCGGGTCTGGGAGAACCACAGTGCTGTAGAATCTGTTCGTCCAAGGTCTGACCAAATGTCAACCGACTGTTCAGGATCCCACTCTGCATCTTTGGAGTAAATTTGTCCAGAGACTTGGAGCTGGGAGATGATCTTGGCATAGTATGTTCCTCGGACAGCAGCATCTGGATTACATTCATATTCTTGCTGCCACTCCTCTTCTTCTGTTTCTGCATGTACTGCTGCAAATTCTTCCGGAGTATAGATCGTGGACTTTGACGCTGGGAGGCAGTAGTTGAACCAATTCTTTTTGAAGTACTCAGGGTCTTCATCGCTGGTTAGGAGGCGACCGCAGCTTCTTTCATAGGTCTTCCAGAAATGGTTTCGACCTTTAAAAGTTCCAATGAATACAGCCCATCCTTTTCTATCCATGAGAGTCGGAAGTAGAATTGTTCCCCAGACGATGGGGGACATGTCCCCGAACTCGTCAATAACAACGCCATCCAGGTATATACCTCGGAAACTTTCAGGGTTGTCTGCTCCGTAGATTCTAATACGTGCCTGGTTATGAGCGAGAGTGACGGATAACTCGCTTTCGCTAACCTTACTCGTAATTCCTTCAGTGTACCTGCGGAGATAGGTCCAAGCAAGATCCTTGGCCTGGTTCCTGAAAGGGGCAATGTATGCGTATCTTCCATCTTCTTTTCTAGTATAGATTGCCCTGGTGACGGCCTCGTTGATGCTTGCAACGGTCTTTCCACCTCTTCGATGGACGACCATGCAACTAAAGCGCTGACTTCTTTTGTGGAACGGGAGGAATTGTTCTCTCGGAACGTATTTTGCTCGCCAAATGCCACGTTCAATCTCCTGTAGGTCAGTTCGTCTGAGGTCCGGGTTCAGGGGGCACCTCTTCGTAGTCTACATCTATGGCGCCATCGAGGGCGGTTGGTGGAAGTCCTGGGGCTATGACCCTGACTGCTAGGTTGAAATTCTTTGTTTTCTCCGCCGCCTCGAGCTTAGCTCTGAGCTTGTAGAATTCCCAGGGGTTCCTATCAGCCTCTATAGCTAGTCTCGGGACCCCACCTATGAGCTCGTCTGTCTTACGGACTTGATCGAGCATAGTCTCTTTTCGCTTGGGGTTATTGACTCTTCTCTCTATCTCTCGATGTCGTGAGAAGACTGCCAACTCGGACAAGTACGAGTTGTCCTCCATGGGTTCCTGGGTATCGAGGGGGACAAGATCCATGGTGCTCGAGTATACTGCATGGTAGGCCCTCACGCAAGTGCGCAATTTTTTGAAAATAATACAGGATATCAGGTAGTCTGTACTGGGTCCAGAATGTACACGAGAGAGGGGTAGTCGTTTTTAGACTCTTTATTTTAAGACCACGGAGGGGGACTAAATCCTCCTGTCATAATACTCTGGATACTGTCATAATCCTCTGCTCTGGGCTCTTTACTCTGTCCTCCTTCGTCTGTAACGAGCAGGATATAGCGCAAGCAAGGACCGTGCCAAGATAGCCTATTCCTGTGGTTATGGACAGTATTTAGGTGGCTGCAACACTGTGCAACATCTGCAACACTGTGTTTGTTAGCTGTGCAAAAATATAATTGTTGCAGGACAACATATGTAGCCCTGTATATGTGGGTTTTACAGTGTTGCAGTGTTGCAAGACCAATAAATCCCTGTAAAAACAAGCACTTACGCTGCAACACTCCCAGCGTTGCAGCACCGTTGCACCAGTGTTGCAGATACTGCACTGCAACAAAACACAGGCAAAGAAATGCCCGCACTAGGCGGGCACTTCAATGTTACCGTTCGGCTCAACCTTTAGGTTGGACCGGCAACAACCAATGGTTGCGGACCGCGTACCGCGCAAAACCAGCATCGCCCTGCTCCTTGCAGATGGTCTTAATCGTTTCCAGGGGCAGAGGGCCGTCGGCCAGCGCCACGCAAACCGCCTTGTAGGTTCCAGCCGTGCCACCCTGGCCGTGCTTGGTTCCCTCGTTAAGGCCATTGCGCGGCAGCTTACCGATGCTGTACTGCACAACATTCTGCTGCGTTGCAGCGGTTTCCGTGGTTACCAGGTTCGGCGCTTGCAATTTTACTTTCTTAGCCATGTAATTCACCTTATGTTAAGTTTCGTAGCACCTTGCTACAGCTATCAATATACACCCACCACAAAGAAGCGCAAGCTCAGATATAACATAATAGAAAACTATTTTATCCTGCCAATGCACCGAAATAGTGCAAAACGGCGATCGCCACTAGACCTCTACATAGGTAGGGAGTCTATGCTGCACCGCATGGTGGCTCTTATAAGTCGTTGGCAAAATTCGTGCCAACGTGGATGCAGCACGAAAAGAAACGCACTGCAACAGATTGTTGCAGTGCGCCAGAAATTATCGCTTTACCATAATCTTGTAGCCAATCTTCGCTGTAAACTGCTCGCGCGGACCATTGATCTCTCCATATGAGTAATCACCAGACTTACGATTGAGAGCAATTCCCTCACTTACTTCTACGAAAGCTTGACCAACATCCCAATGAGCAGTAACTTGAGCAACGGTCACGGCATCCTTGACGTACTCATTATGAGTTCCCACTACTCCATGCTGCGTGAGGTGACTCATATGTTCCAACTCAGGGGCGACATATGTCGGTGCTAGAGCGCATCCACTCACAGTCAGAGCCATGATAAAGATTAGAGATCTCATTTGACCTCCTTGACAACTTCCCATCCACCACCGTAGTTGATGAATATATTGTTGATTGGAGTAACGTGTCGGCCACCCTTGGCGTCGCGCCAATAGCGATATCCACTCCTATCACGGGTAGGGTCAACCTCTTGCTCAACCCAGGAGGTATTCGCGTAGTGTGTGAGAACCAAGTATCGGAACTTGTAGCCTCCCCGCGGACCTACTCCTATCCAAAAGCCAAGGACTCTCGCAATGCGGGATCCGTAGCCCTTTGAGCGAAGTAAGGAACCAACGACAATTTCTTGTTTGACCCCCACGCATGTAAATTTCAACCCACTCTTTGATGGTTTCATGATGGCCCCTCCCAGGGACAGTTCCCCATTGCTTGATTGACTCTATCGTCCTCGTGTGGCACAGAGTCCTCTAGCACCTGTTTGATTTTAGCAATCACTTCAGCATGTGTGGAAGATACCGGCATACCGAACTGCCTTGCAGCGAATGCTTTCACAGATCTTCCGCTACTGTGTTTCATTCCCTTAGACTCAAGCTTGATGGCAGCTTTCCACTGAATTAGCTGGAAGCGTGTCATGATTGCACCAACCGAATCCATTCGGCGAGGAAAAAGAATCTAGAAAACAGAGCTGTGTGTTCAATGACAATCATGATTGCACCTCATCAATTACGCATAGTAAGAGCATAATGCAGATAAAGAGCGGGTAAATCATTTCACACCTCCACTATAAACTTCATCCACACGCACATCCGTAATTGGCAGGGTTCGGTAGCCCTTGTCGGTCGTGGTAGCGTGGTGCTCACCAAAGAGTTGAACCAAGTAGTGGAAACTACCTGCTTCGTTAACGAAACGGGCAGCAGCCTCTTCGCCATTGGGTAGGGCGACAACTACACGGGTTCCGCGCTTCATGACCGCACCTTTTTGCGCTCGCCAGTGGGTATCGTGCGATATTGCGTCACACGATTAGCTTTCTTGGCTTTGTTGATGGACTTGTAATCAGTTACATCCCGAGTAATTATGGGATCGGCATTACCCTGTTCGTCGTGCTCTACATGCACCACCACAATTACGCTTCCCTTTCGGAAGCTCTGCTTTGTATCTATCATGGTATTCAACCTTATAAGTGGGCAGGTTTGCCCACGTTTAAGAGTATACCACGTTCTGCCCTCGACTACAAGCCAAGAGCTATTTTATACCATCGGCCTCGTTTACCCATGGGGCCAGAGCCATTGAACGACACTGCGCCTAGTTTACGAAGAATACCACTGATTTCTCTAGTAATATTTGAATTCTTTAACTCTCTTTCCACGTCAAGTTTCTGAAGTATCCCCGGCATTTGAAGCCATATAAAGCCATCTTTGACCGTATTCGCGTGTTTTGCGAAGCGTTCAGTCTCTATATAATTCTCTATCATCTGTTCAATTACATTGGGAACTGCGTATTTTTCGGAATTTGCAGAAGCATTTTCCACTTCCCAATATCTAACACTACCATTTCGGTATCTATCCCAAGCCTCTGCCCATAATTGACCTCTATTAGCTTCCAACCCTGCAAAATCAAGAAGCTGTGTAACTTCAACAATTGCATAGCGACGGTATCCACTTGGGTCATGTTGTAGGAACTCATATCGATTTCCACAACCATACAAGGTAAACCTTCGAGGAAATACTTCAACAATCGCGCCGTATGGTGGTCTGAAGGCATCTTCATTCCTTGTTATCATGGCTTTTAGGTTGCTTGATTCTCTTTTACCAAATGAGTCTAATTCGTCGAAACCTACACAGAGAGCTGAATGCATCAACATATGCAAGTCTTTATCATTTTGCTCGCCATAGAGTGTTCTGGCATTGCCAGGAAACAGAACAAATGGCATTGTTGTTTTTCCAACTCCCTGTGGGCCGACTACTATCATCATCCAATCTATCTTGGTGCCAGGTTTGTCAAGTCTAGCACAAGCCGATATAAGCCACTTTGCTGAGATTTCACGATTGTAATCAGTATTTTCACATCCCCAAAAGTCCGACAGCCACGTATCGAGCCTAGATTTTCCATCCCAGGCTTGAGCATTGACATAATCCAAAAATGGAGATCGTCTATTTGCTCTGGCAAGAGATAAAACGCAGTTGTGGATGACTCTATCGCTAACCTTATCAAATCCAAGATTGTATTGGAAGTAGTTTGCCAGATCCATGTCTGTCCTATTAGGTTCACTTTTTTCTTCTCCAATCATTACAGTGTTATCGTCTTGATTCAACCACACTTTTGGGAAAGCGGGATGCTCACCCATGAGTCGCATAATGTTTGACGTATGTTGATGAACAGTCGGGTTCCCTTTAGCGTCAACTTTAAACGCCAATGAATATCTTGTGATAAGGGACTTAGGCGACTGAACCAAATCGCCAGGCGCTCTCCGTGGAATATCACCCCAACGTTATGTTCTCTCAAGTCCCCATTCAACAAGTAAATCATCAATTTTTCCAGGTGGGTGGAGTATTTGAACGGTAAAGCCTTCGTACTCAAGGGCTCTAGCAAAGGTTCCATAGGCGGTAGAAATATCAT